CTTACGAGTTGTATTGGAATGATGTAAAAGACACTAGAGGATTTCATATCTTTGATACTGAAACTCTGGAACATACTCCAATCAATAATCCCTATAGAATGTTCTATAACATTTACTATGAGGATACTAACTATCAAACCTTTGACACTCGTGAATATCAAAACAAGATTGTCCGAGTGATTGTTCGTAAGAAAACAGACATCAAGAAGTTTGAAAAGTTTATTGATAAACTTTATAGTTCCAATGTTTCTGAGCTCAAAGTTGTAGAGAACTTCCAGATTCAAGAAAATGAAGAGTTTGAAGCATTTGAATCAGAAGATACACTTTCTATCTTGAATAGATATGTAGAGGAATCAGAGATTGGACTGGATAAATCCATCGTTCAGAAACTTATTTCCGAAGTATATCAAGAGGCTTGCGAATTAGTGTAGAATGTTTATCCTAACAATCAGTGGCAGAGAAGACGAAGGTGCTTATTCAGTAATCAACGAAGATGGAGATCAAGTTCTTTATCTCTTCGAAGAAGAAGATGATGCTGTTCGTTTTGCTATGATGTTAGAAGAAGAAGATTACCCTGAAATGCATGTAATGGAAATTGATGATGAACTACTTGTAAATGTTTGTGAAATGCACGGACATGAGTATGTTATCATTACACCTAATGACATCGTGATTCCCCCCAAAGAAAATGATATTGTTTGAAAAAATCCGTTGGAAGAACTTTCTTTCTACTGGAAACCAATTCACTGAAGTTGAACTGAATAAAAACTCAACCACCTTGATTGTGGGGAATAACGGAGCAGGTAAGAGTACCATTCTTGATGCTCTGTGTTTCGTGTTATTTGGCAAGGCTTTCCGTAAAATTAATAAACCTCAACTCGTTAATACAACAAATGAGAAAGATTGTCTTGTTGAGATTGAACTGAAGATTGGTTCTACTGACTGGATGATTCGTCGTGGAATCAAACCTAACATCTTTGAGATTTATCGTAACGGATCTGTTCTAGATCAAAGTTCTTCTGCAATTGATCAACAGAAGTATCTGGAACAATCCATTCTCAAGATGAACTATAAGTCATTTACTCAGATTGTGATTCTGGGTAGTAGTAACTTTGTTCCATTTATGCAACTTACTGCTGCTAGCCGTAGGGAAGTAATTGAAGATCTTCTGGATATTAAGATCTTCTCATCGATGAATGTAATTATCAAAGAAAAGATTCGTTCTCTGAAAGAAGAAATCCGTACTCTTGAACTGAAAAAAGAGTCGGTGAAAGATAAAGTTGAGATGCAACAGAACTTTATCGAAGAACTGGAGAATCTTAGTAATGCCAATATAAATGCCAATAAAGAAAAGATTGCCAATTTAGATAAAGAAATTGGTGATTATATGGAGGAGAATACTTCTAATGAAGATCCTCTCAGAGCACTTATTCGTGAGCAAGATGCTATTACTGGATATGCAGAAAAACTTCGTAAGTTAGGAAACCTGAAAGGTAAGATTTCTCAAAAAGTATCTACGATTACTAAAGAGCATAAGTTTTTCACGGAGAATACGGTATGCCCTACATGCACTCAATCTATTGAGGAGACCTTCCGAATAAATAAAATTAACGACGCTCAAAATAAAGCAAAAGAGTTGCAATCTGGTTACAAAGAACTGGAGGAGGCAATTAAAGAAGAAGAGGAAAGAGAGCGTCAATTTAATAATCTATCTGAGGAGATTAGAAAACTAACGAATGGTATTTCTCAAAACAATATTAAGATTAATGGATTACAGAGACAAATCCGAAATCTTGAATCTGAAATTCAAACTATTACCGAGAACCTTGCAAACCGAAATTCTGAACATGAGAAGCTAGAACAATTTAAGAATGATCTAAAAACAGTATATGATGATCTGTCTGGAAAGAAGGATCTAATTCAGTATCATGACTTTTCATATTCTCTATTGAAAGATAGTGGTGTAAAATCCAAAATCATTAAAAAGTATCTTCCACTGATTAATCAACAAGTTAATCGGTATCTGCAAATGTTGGATTTCTACATCAACTTTACTTTAGATGAAGAGTTCAACGAAACTGTTCAGTCTCCTATTCACGAAGATTTTTCTTATTCTTCTTTCAGTGAAGGTGAAAAACAAAGAATTGACTTGGCACTCCTATTCACTTGGAGAGAAGTTGCTAAGTTTAAAAACTCAACCAATACGAATCTCTTGATTCTTGATGAGGTATTTGATTCTTCTCTTGATGGTTTTGGAACTGAAGATTTCTTGAAGATCATTCGTTACGTAATCAAAGATGCCAACGTCTTTATTATCTCTCATAAAGTCGGTATGGAGGACAGATTTGAAAGTGTCCTACGGTTCGAAAAAATCAAGGGATTTTCACGTATGATCTCTTAACTGGAGTAAAACCATGCAAGTACCAAACTGGCAACACCATTCTAAGAAAGAACAGAAACGTCACTTAAAACCCCAAGCACTGAGACAAGCCAAAGCAAGACTTGCCCAGTTCAAGAAGTGTCACAAGACCTCTCGGAAACGAGAGGTTTCATTGTATTGTAGGTACATACGAAACGAATCCGATGGCAGTCAAACACGAAATCAAGTCCCAACTTGCCAAACTGCTGGCTACTGAAGACCTTGTGGTGGAGCACAAGAAAGTTCCTACTGCTTGCTTCAACGTTCATACTCGTGTTCTGACTCTGCCTCTATGGGAAAAGGCAAGCAACCTTGTATATGACCTTCTGGTGGGTCATGAGGTTGGTCATGCTCTCTTCACTCCCGATGAGGATTGGACGGAGACTGCAAAGGTTCCTCCTCAGTTTGTGAATGTAGTTGAGGATGCTCGAATCGAGAAACTGATGAAACGAAAGTATGCTGGTCTCGCTAAGACTTTCTTCAACGGTTACAAAGAACTGAATGAGGAAGATTTTTTCCAACTTGCTGATGAGGATATTTCTTCTTTTAATCTTGCCGATCGTGTAAATCTATACTTTAAGGTTGGTAATTTCGTCACCCTAGATTTCAAACCAGAAGAAAAAGAAATCATCAATTTGATTGATGCATGTGAAAGTTTTGCAGATGCTCTGATTGCTGCAGAAGAACTTTACAAGTATTGTAAGAAAGAACAAGAACAACAACAAAAGGTTGCTGACTTTGATTCTCATGAAATTCAAGGAAATTCACAGTCTCCTGCTAGTGATTTTGTGGAGACTAATAACTCCTCTTCCGAACAAGATGGGGAGAGTGAAAAGTCTTCCGAAAATGAGTCAGATGGTTCTTATGGTGGCACGGCTCAGGGTGATCAAACTCCAGTGAAATCTGATACAAACCAAGATGAACCTGAAGTTCGGACTGCAGAATCTTTGGAAGATAAGATTCGTGATCTTGTTGGAAATGATGGATATGAGAATACTTACATCGAAGTTCCTCAAGTAAATCTGGATACTATTATTGGTAAGAACTCTGATGTTCATAAAGATATTAATGATTCTTTTAATCACCAACAAAAGATTCATAACGAACATGCAGAAGAAAAGGGATATCGTCCTGTAAATCTTTATAAAGAAGTTGATATTGAGTTTAAGAAGTTCAAGTCTTCTGCTCAGAAAGAAGTCAACTATCTTGTAAAAGAGTTTGAGTGTCGAAAGGCAGCAGACCAGTATGCTCGTGCATCAACTGCTCGCACTGGTGTTCTTGATACTACTCGTCTTCATACCTATAAGTATAATGAAGACCTGTTCAAGAAAGTATCTGTGATTCCTGATGGTAAGAATCATGGTCTGGTATTTGTTCTGGACTGGAGTGGTTCTATGGCTGATGTGATGATTGATACTTGCAAACAACTTTTCAACCTTGTTTGGTTCTGTAAGAAAGTATCTATTCCTTTTGAAGTTTATGCTTTTACTAATGAGTGGAGACGTGGTGAGTATGATTATGAGAATGATCGTTATCTTTCTGCTGATCGTACTCCTCACTACCAAAAGAAAGATGGACTTCTGGTTGTGGATGAGACCTTCTCTATGATGAACATTCTTACCAGTAAAGTTTCTGGTAAAGAACTTGAACATCAGATGTTGAACATCTGGCGTCTTGCTTATTGTTTTGGTAGGTCTTATAGTTCTCCTTATACTTACTCTAATCGTATGAGTTTGTCTGGAACTCCTCTGAATGAAGCTTTGATTTCTCTTCATCAGATTCTTCCTAAGTTCCAGAAAGAAAACAAACTCCAGAAGGTTCAGTGTATTGTCCTGACTGATGGTGAAGCAAGTCAACTAGTCCACCATAAAGAAGTACAACGTCGATGGGATAAGGAACCTTATATTGGGACTGGATATATTAATCCGATGAGCACATTTCTTCGTGATCGTAAACTTGGAACTACCTATAATATTGGTTATGGGTATCATGAGTTTACTGATGTTCTTCTTAGGAACTTGAAAGATAAGTTTTCTAATACCAACTTTATTGGTATTCGTGTTCTTGAAAGTCGTAATGCAAGTCGTTTTATTCAGATGTACCATTCGCATAATGATAAGCAGTATGAAAAAATTCAGAGTGATTGGAAGAAACTGAAGAGTTTCACTATCACTAACTCTGGTTATGATGCTTACTTTGGAATGTCTGCAACTGCACTTTCTCAGGACAGTGAGTTTGAAGTTGCTGATGATGCTACAAAATCACAAATTAAATCTGCATTTGTCAAGTCTTTGAAGACTAAAAAACTAAATAAGAAAGTTCTTGGTGAATTTATTTCTTTGGTAGCATGAAACAAAAATTTCCACTTAATCATATTGTGAAATGTGATGTTAAAGAGGTATGGATAGTTTGCAATAGTAGCATTACTGCAAAAGGAATACCCGCTCTAATGAATAAGTATTATCCTGGATATACTGCTTGTCTTTGTAGTGAAGAGTACCTTGCAGAACTCAAGAACCAGTTGGTGAACTGACCACAGGGGGTCCAAGAGGACCCCTTTTTGGTCTATAATGACTAGGTTGAAACGAAACAAACGAATGGTACTCTCCTCCGACTACATCCGCACTTCTCTTCAGAACCTCTATGGCAATAATGTCAGTGGTGCTGATATTCGTGCTTGGTGTACTCTGAATGATGCTAACTATCAAACCGTTACTAAGAAACTTGATCAGTTTAAAGTCGGTCGTGGCAAATGGAATCTTGAGGTAACGCAACAAAAAGTGGAAGAAATCGAACGTACTTTTCAATCACCTGCTGTAGTTCCTCCTATCGAACAAAATCTTATTCCTGAAAAAGATGATACCTTCGTCAAGTTTGGCAACTTTTCTGATGTTAAAAAAATTATTCAGTCCCGTCTTTTTTATCCTACGTTTATTACGGGTCTGTCGGGTAATGGTAAAACGTTCAGTGTTGAACAAGCTTGTGCTCAACTGAAACGTGAATTGATTCGTGTAAATATTACTATTGAAACTGATGAAGATGATCTTATCGGGGGGTTCCGCCTTGTTGATGGGAATACTGCTTGGCACAACGGTCCCGTCATTGAAGCATTGGAGCGAGGAGCAATCTTGCTTCTTGACGAAATCGATCTCGCTAGCAACAAGATTCTGTGTCTCCAATCTATCCTTGAAGGAAAAGGTGTCTTCTTGAAAAAGATTGGTCGATGGGTGAAACCTACTGCTGGTTTCAACGTGATTGCTACCGCAAACACTAAGGGTAAAGGTTCTGAAGATGGTCGGTTTATTGGAACCAACGTTCTTAACGAAGCTTTCCTTGAACGATTCCCTGTGACCTTTGAACAGTCCTATCCCTCCTCTAGCATTGAGCAGAAGATCCTGGAGGGTGTTGCTCTGGACCTCCAGGTGGAAGACCGTGACTTCTGCAAACGTCTTGTAGACTGGGCAGACATCATCCGTAAAACCTTCTATGATGGTGGTATTGAGGAAATCATCAGCACTCGTCGTCTGATTCATATCATCCGTGCTTATAGCATCTTCCAAGACAAGGCAAAGTCAATTCAAGTGTGTGTGAACCGTTTTGACGACGAAACGAAACAAGCATTCCTTGAACTGTATGATAAGGTTGATGCTGATTTCCAAATGCCCACCGATCAAGTGGATTACAACCCCAACATTGACCAACCAACTCCTTTCTGATATAATTGGGGAAGGTAAAAAAGTACCTTCCCTCTTTTTATGATTGAATCAACTTTTACTATTACTATGACTGAATCTACCAATCATCTTTGGAAGTATAATGAAGATAAAATCCTGAAAGACGTTCAGGATTATGTTACTGGAACTTATAAGAGTCACTATTGTGGTCAAGAAGCAGATTATAAAGATATTCAAACTATTGATCTGATGGCCGCTAAAGAACTCGCAGCAAACTTCTGTCAAGCAAATATTCTGAAGTATGGCAGTCGTTATGGTCAAAAAGATGGTCGCAATAAGATTGACCTTCTGAAAGTTATCCATTATGCTATGCTTCTCCTCCACTTCGATGGACATTACTCTCGAACCAATAATGGTCTGACCGAATTCCGTTGACTATGAAACTCCAAAACAAAACTATGAAACTCTCTGACAAAACTCTGACTCTTCTGAAGAACTTTTCGTCTATCAATCAGTCCATTCTGTTCAAAGAAGGAAACAATCTTCGCACTATTTCTGTGATGAAGAACATTCTTGCCGAGGCAACGATCGAAGAGGAACTTCCTAAAGACTTTGGTATCTATGATCTCAACCAGTTTCTAAATGGACTCAATCTTCATCAGAATGCTGAACTTGATTTCCAAAATGATGGTTACGTGGTGATCAAAGAAGGTAAGTCTCGTTCCAAGTATTTCTTTGCAGACCCTAACGTAATCATTACTCCTCCCGAAAAGGATATTGTTCTGCCGAGTGAAGATGTTTGTTTCCTTCTTGATACCAAAGAACTTGATAAACTCCTTAAGGCTGCTGCTGTTTATCAACTTCCTGACTTGTCTGTGGTTGGTGAAGCAGGTGTTGTGAAACTGGTGGTTCGTGATAAGAAGAATGATACTTCTAACGATTTCTCCGTTGTTGTTGGTGAAACTGACGAAGTGTTCACGTTCAACTTCAAGGTAGAAAACATCAAGATTCTTCCTGGTTCCTATGAGGTGGTTATCTCACGTAAACTTCTGTCACGATTCAAGAATACTTCCTTTGATGTGACTTATCATATTGCTCTGGAGCCTGATTCTACATTTGGTTAATGGAATTTCTTCTTTATTTGAGTCCTCAGGGACAACAACTTATTCGTGATCTTATTTCGGCAAAGTTTCATATTCATGAGAATGTCGGTCTTTGTCGAAATAATCAAGTCTTTGGGTACACTACATATCCTAATAAGTTTGTAGTTTGTACTAAAAATATCAAGACAAGTGGATTTGATCCTCACTTCTATATTGAAGAAACTGTCAATCATGAGGCTGTACATGCGGCTCAGTTCTGCAATAACAATAAACCTTTTGGTATTTCCACGAAGGTAATGCCATTACCATGGAACAAGGTTCAAGATGTTAAAAAGTCTTTGTCTATTTCTTATACTAGTGTTCAAAGAGAACATGAGGCTTATTTTTATGAAGACAAACCTGAAAAGGTTCGTTATTTTGTGAGAAAGTATTGTTTTTGATATGAATATATTCGTTACTTCTCCCTGGCCAGCGGAGAGTGCTATTTGTCTTCCTGACAAACACATTGTCAAGATGCCTTTAGAGTGTTGTCAGATGCTCTCTATCGTGGCATCAGACAAGTGGGGACACGGGTATGGAACCCTCCCTAAGACCGATGGAACCCCCTACAAGACCGACAAAGGGGCTTTCCGAAATCATCCCTGTACTAAGTGGGCTCTAGGGAGTATTCATAATGCCTACTGGTTAATCAAGTGGGGACTGAACTTGTCTGATGAATACTACCTGAGGTATAATAAAACTCACTCCTGTTACAAGACTCTTGTGGATGCATACTACTTGTTTCCCAAAGGTAAGATTACAGAGGTGACTCCATTTGCTCGTGCTATGCCTGAGGAATGGAAGTTTGACGACACTATTGATACATTTGAAGCATACAAAAGATACATTGCATCCAAACCTTGGGTTGCCGATAACTATCTTCGTATGCCACAGAGAAAACCTGATTGGATTTGATTATGACGAGTGAATTCTTATTCTGCGAAAAATATCGTCCTCAAGTAATTGATGACTGTATTCTTCCTGATGAAACTAAAAAAACATTTAAGGAGTTTGTCGAGAAGGGAGAGATTCCGAATCTTCTTCTCGCAGGTCCTCCTGGCATTGGTAAAACTACTATTGCAAAAGCACTGTGTAATGAATTGGGGGCAGATTATTATGTCATCAACGGATCCGACGAAGGACGTTTCTTGGATACTGTACGGAACCAAGCAAAGAACTTCGCTTCGACCGTTTCACTTACAGGGTCTTCTAAACACAAAGTCATCATCATCGATGAGGCTGATAACACAGGCAACGACGTACAACTTCTACTACGGGCAAATATTGAGGCATTTTATAACAACTGTCGATTCATCTTCACTTGCAACTACAAAAACAAAATCATTGAACCACTTCACTCACGATGTGCAGTCATCGACTTCACAATCAAAGGAAAGCAACGGGTTCAACTTGCAGGAAGTTTCTTTCAACGACTTCAATCAATCTTGGATGCAGAAAAGATTGAGTATGATCAAAAAGTCGTTGCAGAACTGGTATCAAAACATTTCCCTGATTTCCGAAGAGTTCTAAATGAAATTCAAAGGTATTCTACTGGAGGTAAAATTGATTCGGGTATTCTTGCTTCTTTCTCTGATGTTTCTGTAAATGATCTCGTTAAAAACCTTAAAGAAAAGAACTTCGCTGAAGTTCGTAAATGGGTCGTCAATAATCTTGATAATGACTCTGGTGTACTTCTCCGTCGTCTTTACGATGCTTTACTTACATCCCTTGAAAACCCTAGTATTCCTGCTGCTGTGCTCATTATTGCTAAGTATCAGTACCAAATTGCCTTCGTTGCCGATCAAGAAATTAATCTTCTGGCGGCGTTGACTGAAATTATGTGTGAATGTGAGTTTAAGTGATGGAACTTAAAGATTGGTTAAATTCTGTTAACTTCACTAAGGAAGATCTTTCTGAGGATATCAGTTCTTATCCTCCGTTTATTGTCAATCGTTGTTTATCTGGACATATTGATTGTATTTTATTTGCAAATGAGATGAATATGAATGCACATCTTCCAAAAGATATGCAATATTCTTTCTATCTAAATAGTCTTAGGAAACGGAAGAGATTTTCTCCCTGGCTCCGTAAAGATAAAGTCAAAGATTTAGAATGCGTTAAACAATACTATGGTTATAGTAATGAGAAGGCATCCCAAGCTTTGAAGATTCTAAATAAAGAACAACTTAATTTTATTAAACAACGACTTGAAACTGGCGGAAAGAAATGACTACTCAAACAATTGAACCACAAGTAAACTGGTCTCCTGATATGATGGTGGAGGTCGTTTTGAATGAACCTGATGATTTTCTGAAAGTTCGTGAAACTTTGACTCGTATCGGAGTTGCATCCCGTAAGGAGAAGAAACTCTATCAGTCGTGTCACATTCTTCATAAACAAGGTAGATACTACGTTGTTCACTTTAAGGAACTGTTTGCTCTGGATGGCAAACATGCAAACCTTACAGTGAATGATGTTCAACGTAGGAATCGTATTACTCGTCTTCTTTCTGACTGGGGACTCATTACAGTAGTAAAAGAAGATTCTATTTCTGACATTGCACCTCTGAATCAAATTAAGGTTCTTGCATATAAAGATAAGAACGATTGGATTTTGGAGCAGAAGTACAATATCGGTAAGAAAGGAAAGGGTCAGGAAACCGAATGATTTTGTAGGGAGTTCAACACTCCCTTTTTTGTGCTTCTTGTATAATTAGTATTGGATGCCGTAAGGATCCACAAAACACAAACTCGCTTTTTAAGGAGCTACCATAATGACGAACCTTGCACGTTATACTGCTTCGGATCTTCCTACTCTTTTGGATAAGATTACACGCAACAGTATCGGAATGGACGAATATTTTGATCGTCTATTTAAACTACATGAAACCACTTCTAACTATCCTCCATATAATCTTGTTCAAGTTAGTAACGTAGAATCACGACTTGAGATTGCACTTGCTGGATTCAAAAAGAAAGAAGTTTACGTTTACACTCAAGATGGAAAACTTTTTGTTGAGGGACAAAAAGAGGATAAAGAATCTGATACCAACTACGTCCATAAGGGATTGGCTCAACGATCTTTCAAGAGAGCGTGGACAATGGCAGACGATACAGAAGTTGCAGATGTATCCTTTGAAGACGGACTCCTCTCTGTCAACTTGAAGAAGATTGTTCCGGAACATCACGCACGTAGAGATTATATCTAAATATATTTGAATATCGTCGGCGCAGGGGAACGACTGGCAAAATCCAGTTGACTTCCCCTCTTTTTATTGGTATAGTATTGGGAGGTACGATTGTGTCATGACTGTAAAACTTGTTGTGTTGAAATCTGGAGAAAATTTAATAGCTGATATTAAAGAAGGATACGATGAAGAAAAGTTAATAACCTATATTTTCGAAAATCCTTGTACGATTAAGATTAATGGTAAGTACAGAATTACTACAGATGAAGGGGACTCTAGAGATCAGATGAGTATATCTCTTCACCCTTGGCCAAGTTTTTCTGCAGATAAAACTGTTCCTATTCCTATAGATTGGATAGTGACTGCTGTTGAACCTATGAAAGCAGTTGTAAAAATGTATAATCAAAATTTAACAAAAGAAAATGACGAAACTATTAGTGCTACTGAACAATCAGATCCTGGTCTCACAGATTGAGGAAGTTCCATCAGAACTTGGAGAACCTGATTGTAAATTAATTGAACCTTTCATCTTAAATGAAAAAGATGAAACTTTATCTCCTTGGTTAGTTGGTGTTTGTTCCCAAAACACTTTTATGATACACTCGGATAAGATTCTGACAATAGCAGATCCTAAACCAACACTTCTTGAAAAATACCAGAACCTGATTAAATGAGATTTTATACCAACGTGCAAATGATCGGGAATCAGTTTCTCGTTCGTGGTTATGATAATGGTAAACACGTAATGTTCAAAGAAGAGTTTTCACCAACTCTCTTTGTTCCTAGTAAAAAAGAATCAAAATATAAGACTCTTGATGGTGAGAATGTAGAACCTATTGTTCCTGGTTCTGTTCGAGACTGTCGAGAGTTTTATAAAAAGTATGAAAACGTAGATGGATTTAAGATCTACGGAAATGATCGGTATGTTTTTCAATATATCTCTGAAAAGTATCCTGAAGATGAGATCAAGTTTGATATTACTAAAATCAAACTAGTAACTCTTGATATTGAGGTTGCTTCTGAGAATGGATTTCCTGATGTGGAATCTGCTTCGGAAGAAATCTTGACAATTACAATTCAAGATTATACAACTAAGAAAATTATTACTTGGGGAGTTTATCCTTTTGTCAATAAGCAAGAAAATGTAAAGTATATTGAGTGTGGTTCTGAGTATCAACTTCTTCAGAATTTTCTTGATTACTGGTCTCGAAATACTCCAGAAGTAATTACTGGATGGAACATTAGATTGTACGATATTCCATATATTTGTCGTCGTCTAAATCGAGTCCTTGGTGAGAAGATTACAAAATCTTTTTCTCCTTGGGGTCTTGTGACTGAAGGTGAATTTTATGTTGCTGGCAGAAAGCATATTGACTATGATATTGGTGGAATTACTCAACTAGATTACCTTGAATTGTATAAGAAGTTTACTTATACAAATCAAGAATCTTATCGTCTGGATCACATCGCATCTGTGGAACTTGGTCAGCAAAAGTTGGATCACTCGGAGTTTGATACCTTCAAAGATTTTTATACTCAAAACTGGCAGAAGTTTGTTGAGTATAACATCATTGACGTGGAACTTGTTGATCGTCTTGAGGAAAAGATGAAACTCATTGAGTTGGCTATTACAATGGCATATGATGCTAAAGTAAACTATGAGGATGTGTTTTTTCAGGTTCGAATGTGGGACAATATTATCTACAACTATTTGAAAAAGAGAAATGTTGTAATCCCTCCAAAAAATAGATCTCAAAAAGATGAGAAATACACAGGTGCTTATGTGAAGGAACCAGTTCCTGGTGTTTATGATTGGGTAGTTTCTTTTGACTTGAACTCTCTATATCCTCACTTGATTATGCAATATAACATTTCTCCAGAAACTCTTCTTGATGAAAGGCACCCAACTGTTACTGTTGATAAAATCTTGAAGGAAGAAGTAAACTTTGAGATGTATAAAGATTATGCTGTATGTGCTAATGGAGCAATGTATCGAAAAGATTCTCGGGGAATTCTTCCTGAATTGATGGAAAAGATGTATCTTGATCGAAAGACCTTTAAGAAAAAGATGCTCAAGTCAAAACAGAAACTCGTAGATATTGAAGCTGAAATGAAAAAACGGGGACTGAAATAATGGGATATCTAATCGGAGGGAATAAAGAAGAGAGGGAAAATGAAATCAACGTATCGGATACTGACTATAGTAAACTGACAGATTCTCAACTTTTAAAACTTAGAGATCAGACACAAAAAGATATTTCTAAGTTTAATAACTTTCAGATGGCACGAAAGATTCAACTCAACTCTGCCTATGGTGCTATTGGAAATCAATACTTTAGATACTATAAGTTATCTAATGCGGAAGCTATTACACTATCTGGACAAGTTTCTATTCGATGGATTGAGAGAAAGATGAATACCTACCTCAATAAGATTCTAAAGACAGAAGGAGAAGACTATGTTATTGCTTCAGATACTGATTCTATCTATCTTAATATGGGTCCTTTGGTTGAACGTATATTCAAAGGAAGAGAGAAAACTACTGAGGGTATTGTTTCGTTCCTTAATAAGATCTGTGAAGTGGAACTTGAAAAGTATATTGAAAGTTCTTACCAAGAATTGGCCGACTATGTGAATGCATATGATCAGAAGATGCAGATGAAGCGGGAAAATATTGCTGATCGTGGAATCTGGACTGCTAAGAAACGATATATTCTTAATGTTTGGGATAGTGAAGGTGTTCGTTATGATCAACCTAAACTCAAAATCATGGGCATTGAAGCAGTTAAATCATCTACACCAGCTCCTTGCCGTAAGATGATTAAGGATGCTCTTAAACTTATGATGAATGGAACTGAAGATGATGTGATTGAATTTATTGAAAAAAGTAGAAAGGAATTTAAGAGTCTTCCTCCAGAACAGATTTCCTTTCCAAGATCAGCTTCTGATGTAGTAAAGTACAAATCTAGTTCGAACATTTATGAAAAGGGAACTCCCATTCATGTTCGTGGAGCTTTACTTTTTAATCACTACATTAAGGAGAAAAAACTAACAAATAAATATTCACTTATTCAGAATGGTGAAAAAATCAAATTTTGTTATCTTAAAAAACCAAATCCCTTTCATGAGAATGTAATTTCATACATTCAGGACTTTCCATATGAACTGGGGATTGACAAATATATTGACTACGACTTACAATTTGAAAAATCATTCCTTGAACCTATGAAGACCATCCTTGATGCCATCGGATGGAATGTAGAAAAAACTGCAAACCTTGAATCATTTTTTAGCTAATGGACTTCCTTAAAGATATTGTAAAAGAAATTGGTGATGACTTTACTAAGTTGGCATCAGATATTGACGAAACAGAAACTTATGTTGACACAGGTTCGTACATTTTTAATGCACTGGTTTCAGGTAGCATATTTGGTGGCGTATCTGGGAACAAGATTACTGCTATTGCTGGAGAGTCTTCTACTGGAAAAACTTTCTTCAGTCTCGCCGTTGTTAAGAATTTTCTTGATTCCAATCCCGATGGGTATTGTCTCTATTTTGATACTGAAGCTGCTATTACCAAATCTCTAATTGAATCTCGTGGAATTGATACTACTCGTCTGGTTGTTGTTAACGTTGTTACTATTGAGGAGTTTCGTACAAAAGCACTCAAAGCCGTAGATATGTATCTGAAGGCACCAGTAGAAGATCGCAAACCCTGTATGTTTGTGCTAGACTCTTTGGGAATGCTTTCTACAAGTAAAGAAATTAACGATGCACTGAATGAAAAGGAAGTGAGGGATATGACTAAATCCCAACTCATTAAGGGTGCCTTCCGAATGCTCACACTCAAACTAGGTCAAGCAAATGTTCCACTTCTTGTCACAAACCATACATACGATGTCATCGGAGCTTATGTACCAACGAAAGAAATGGGGGGAGGTTCTGGACTCAAATACGCAGCAAGTACGATCATTTATCTCAGCAAAAAGAAAGAAAAGGATGGAACGGAAGTGGTCGGAAATATTATCAAGGCTAAGACTGCTAAATCGCGTCTGAGTAAAGAAAATAAAGATGTTGAAGTTCGTTTGTTTTATGATGAGCGTGGTCTTGATCGTTACTATGGTCTTCTTGAACTCGGTGAGATTGGTGGACTTTGGAAGAATGTAGCAGGTCGTTATGAGATTGATGGTAAGAAACTTTATGCTAAGCAGATTTTAAAGGATCCTGAAGAGTACTTCACTCCAGAAGTAATGGAAAAACTCGATGAGATTGCAAAACAAGAATTTAGTTATGGATCTTAAGTCTCTTCCTATATTCCCGATTCCAATTGCTGTTGCAAATTTCGGACAAAAAAACCACGAGTTAAATATACAACTTGTGGAGGATGCTTTACTGGAAAGACAAAAAGATCCTGAAGGTGAAGATCATAGCAACATGGGTGGATGGCATAGTAAGGTAAATTTAGAAACCAAATATGATAGTTACAAAGAACTATCCAAAATTCTTACCGAACACGGAAATCAATATTGTAAACTTCATGGATATAAGTCGGGAATAGTTTGTTCTGATTTATGGGTTAATATTAATCAGTCTGGAGATTTAAACTTTTTACATCATCATGGTACAACCGCTCTTGCGGGAGTATACTATCCAATAGAGTCTATTATGGATGGTAATTGGAATTTTAATTATACCAATCAAAATCCAATCAAAGCTGGAACTTGGAATAATCAAGATGGAGGATCTTTGGTTTTTCAGGATCCCGCTTATGGTAAGAAAGTTCATCTCTTGACAGATAAACCATCAGCATTTAATATTGATTTTTACCATGTCTATCCAACAGCATCGGTATTGATTTTATTTCCAACATATCTTCTTCACATGGTTCTTCCATTTAAAGAAGATAAAACACGATTGAGTATTTCATAATGAAGACTATGTTCGTAAAGTAATACCATTTATTAAATCTGAGTACTTTGAAGATACCAATCAAAAAATTGTCTTTGAAGAAATTCTTTCTTTCATTCAAGAATACAATCAACCAGCAACAAAAGAAGTTCTTTGTATTGAAGTAGAGAAACGTAAAGATATTAACGATACTTCCTTTAAAGAAATTGTTCATCTCATTCAAAATCTTGATGATGTTCCTATTGAACTTGACTGGTTGATTGATACTACTGAAAAGTGGTGTCGTGATAGGGCAATCTACATCGCACTTATGGAGTCTATCCATATTGCAGATGGTAAAGATGAGAAGAAAAATCGTGACAGTATTCCTAGCATTCTTTCAGATGCTTTGTCAGTATCTTTTGATACACACATTGGACACGATTATCTGTTAGACTACGAGCAACGTTATGAGTCCTATCACAGAAAGGAGGAGAAAATTGAATTCGACCTTGAGTACTTTAACAAGATCACAAAAGGTGGTCTACCTAATAAGACTCTCAATATCGCTCTGGCTGGTACGGGTGTCGGAAAGAGTCTCTTTATGTGCCATGTGGCTTCTTCCGTCTTATTGCAAGGCAGGAACGTTCTCTACATCACTCTTGAGATGGCGGAAGAGCGAATTGCTGAAAGAATTGACGCAAACCTCCTGAATGTTCCTATTCAGGACATTGGAGATCTTCCAAAGCAAATGTTTGAAAGTAAGGTGACTAACCTTGCTAAGAAGACTCAAGGAACTCTGATCATCAAAGAGTATCCCACTGCTTCTGCTCACTCAGGACACTTCAAGTCTCTTCTGAACGAACTTGCTCTGAAGAAGTCTTTCCATCCAGATATCATCTTTATTGATTATCTGAACATTTGTGCATCTTCTAGGTACAAAGGAAACCTTTCTGTGAACTCTTATTCTTATATTAAGGCAATTGCAGAAGAACTTCGTGGTCTTGCAGTTGAATTCAATGTTCCTATCGTAAGTGCTACTCAGACAACTCGTTCTGGATATGGTTCTTCTGATGTGGAACTCACCGATACTTCAGAATCTTTCGGTCTTCCTGCAACTGCTGACTTGATGTTTGCTTTGATTTCTACTGAAGAACTGGAAGAACTCGGACAGATTCTTGTGAAGCAACTTAAGAATCGATACAACGATCCTACGATTCATAAACGTTTTGTGATTGGTATTGATAGGGCTAAGATGAGACTTTATGATTGTGAACAGTCTGCTCAGAATGATATCCTTGACAATAAGCAAGAAGAGGAGTATGATTTTGAAGAAAGAAAACCAAAGAAATCATTTGATGGATTTAAATTCTGATGGGATTAAAACTTAGAGAAAAATCGGAGATTCAAGTAAGAGATACCTCCGGTGTTTATTACGTTGTCTTCAATGAGGATGGTGATGTTAAATGTCATTGTGGAGAAGAACAAGATGCCCAAATGATGGTGAAAATGAATCCAGGAGCTCATTATAGAATTGACCATTATCCAGATCCCCCTAAAGTTGTGAACGTAACATCTCAAGAGATGGAACCTGATAAACAACTCAATCCCCAAAATATTTTACCTGATAGACAAGAAGAACCGTTAAAACTATGACTATTGACCTTAATAAGTACGTTGAGTTCGTTGATACTACAACTTCCAAACCTAGTAAAGAATTCTCTGAGTTTGCCGATCGACTGAATGATCTTAAGATCCAAGGATTCCCTACTGAGAGACTGCTTACTGCTGCTGTAGGAATGTCTGCTGAATCAGGTGAGTTTACTGAGATTGTAAAGAAGATCGTTTTCCAAGGCAAACCAGTTAATCAAGAGAATCTATTTCACCTGAAGCGTGAACTTGGGGACATTATGTGGTATGTTTCTCAAGCTTGCCTTGGACTTGATATTTCTCTTGAGGAAGTTATCCAAATGAACTTTGAGAAACTGAGTGCTCGTTATCCTGAAGGTGCATTTAGTATTGAGCGTTCTGAAAATCGTAAAGAGGGAGACTTATGATGAAAGTTCCAACTAAATCAGAACTTATTCACCATAAAATTCAAGCAGCAATGCGTGAAAATATTTTTGAAGAAGACCAA